TTGTTTCTTTTATAGTGATATACATTTAATTTCCCGTTGATCCAAATCCTCCGGCCCCTCTAGATGTTTCACTAACATCGTTAACAACTTCTATTTTACTAGATAGTAAAGGGCGGAGAATTAATTGACCTATTCTATCACCTTTAGAGTAAATTTTAGCTTTTTCATACGGGCCGGTAACTTTGAAACGCAATTTTAATCTACCTCTATATGAGGCATCAATAATACCTACGCTATTACAAAGTAGTAGATCGTATTTAGATATGCTGCTACGGGGAACTATTTCGGTATAATAACCTTCTGGCGGTTCAACAATAAGGCCGGTATCATATTCTAAATAGACTCCATTAAATACAGGATCGGAAACGGCGGTTAAATCATATCCTGAATCATTTGAATTTGCTTTTGTTGGAACAACCGCTTGGGGATCATCTAATTTTATTTTTATATTTAGCATTAATTTACCTCAAAATTATTATCTTTTACATCCTCTGTAGTTTGATTAATTCCTCTTATCGCCAACTCTGTTAATACTCTTTGTTGATTCAAAAAGATATCATAAAGCAGACTTAAAGATTCCTCTTTAAGTTTAAACTTTTTTCGTATATCGTTTAATTCTTTTACGACCGCATTTGTTTCTTTGATTGATAAGTCAATCATTCTTCGACTTAAATCTTCTATCGCTAAACTCATTGCGTCAACACCATTATTTGTATTCATAATAAACCACCTTTTCTGCTGAATTAATTGTTGTATACTTACCGTTATTAACTATATTATTTTCAATACCGTGAATATGACCAACACAATGTAATTTTAACCGATCTAATTCTTTAATAGCATTAGTAAGTGCTAATGATCCAAAATCTTTATCTTGCAATGGACATCTATCTAATACAAACGCTTGCGGACTATGAGTGACAAGAATATTTGTATCTTTTGGTATTCCATCTGCATATATATCCAAAACTTCTTTTCTGGCGGTAAAGGGAAAATTTCTTCCTAGTATTTCGCCGCACCAAGGACTAAAATAGAATTTTATACCTTCTAATACAATAGGCTCATCTTCTAGGTAACAACAGTGATCAGGCAATGTAGAATCGTAATTTTTGCCTTCTGTATTAATAAAATAATCATGATTTCCGGCACCAATTAAGATTTGTTTAGACGGTATTGTTTTTAACCAAGGAATAAATTTTTGAAAATGCCAAACGTGCTGGTCTTGTAAAGTAGCAAAATAATCAAAACTATATTCTGGATAAATGTCACCATTAATAATAGTTACATCGTGTTCTTGATCAATCACAGGTAAAGTACCGTGAAGATCACTAGTAATTGCAAGTTTCATACTTTATGATAGTGTTTTTTTGAAATACAGGGTTTCTTTTCTTGGCAAAGAAGCCCAATGTTTTTCGGGATCGTATAACTTATAGCCACAAGAGATCAAAGAATTAGCGGAATTTAAAGTTTTAAAATAAGTGTAGGTTATTATATCTTTAATTCCTAATTTTTTAGCAAGTATTTCTCTTAATTTTATTAGTTTTTTCTGATATCCTTTTCCTCTATATTTAGAAAGAATACCAGCTCGACATAAGAAACCGGTTTTTTCTGATTCAATTATTTTTAAACCAGCGAATCCTACCGCTTTATTATTATCGTACAGAATCCACCAATAACATCCATTCTTATCGTATAATGGATCAGAAATAAAACATTCCTTATCTAAGGAATCAAGGATAGTCCTTAGTTCTTCTGATAATTTACCGGGCTTGGAAACGAGTTTACATTTCATTCTTATCTACGAATTGTACTTCCGTATTAAGATGGCACGAACCGTTTAATTTAACTATACGTTTTCCGCGTTTATTATTTGATCTATTATCAAATTTTAACTGATCAATATATCTAGTTATATTGTATGTGGTTTCTGTTGTTTTTTCTAAGACAGGACAATATTCGCTGTCTTTATTTAATTCATAATTGAACACAAAAAAATCGCCGACATTTAAATCGGCGAATCTTAGTTTACGATTTCCTCTATATAACATTATGACCTCATATTAAGATTAATTACGTTGGCACCAGCAAAATAACTATATTGACCTGATGCACCGTAACCAATAAACGATTGATTATCTCTTCCTGTAGTAGAAAGAGCAACATATGGATCAAGACCGGTGTTACTTATAATTGAACCATCAGATTGTGAAACAATGTTACCGTGAATATCTCTAATAAATGCGGCGGATGTAGAACCGTAACCAATATCAATTGGTTCTACTCTATTAGACACTTGACCTATGACGCCCATTTTATTAGGATCACCAAGATTTGAATTAATCAATTCTACCTGTTGTTGAACACCACTTACGCCTTGACCAGAAATATACTGAAAACCAGCCCCGGTCGGAAAAGCTAAATCTCCAGCAAGATTTGATCCCATAGTAGAAACACCAGCTAATCTATTAGAATCTAGATTTCCCGCCATTCTGGTAACGCCTACAAAATTATTTTTTGGCAATGAATTATTTATTAGTTGATTTGACATTTATAAGACCTTATATGATATTAAGAGTATTTACAGAACCGCCAACTTTATATCGAACGCTACCGGACACAGAATAAGCTCTCATACCTTCTGATGTATCTCTGCCTGTAGCAGAAACTCTAGCATCATCACCTATTCCGTCATTTACAGTAAATTCATTAATTTCTGAATTAGTTGCAATACTAAATGGTCTACCATGACGATCCCGTAAATATTCAAAAGAGCCAGCAGCTAATCCACCGCCACCATTTAAACCTATCTGTTGAACGGTTTGAGTGTTTATACCTTGATTTTGGTTGGGTCTTAAATGATCGCCCAATTGATGATTGATTAAAGTCATTTCACCAGTAACGGAAGGTAAACCAATTGAAGCTGTGATAAATCGTGTACCAGCTACGCTTCCTGTTGGTACTTGTACGCTTGGTTCATTTGTACTGCCGGGATTTATTTGTTGTGCAAACAAATCGGCACGAATTAAAGTACTCACTGATTTAATAGAACCAGCGGGATCGTTTTGTGATTGACCGGAATTTATTGTTCTTTCTGCCATATTACATTATACACTATCAAAATTAATTGATGATATATTTTTATTTTTCATAAAAATGATATCGTTAATTTTTCCAGAATCAATGTCTTTAAAGTACCCATAGGTTTTTATTTGATCTTCAGTAATGTTTCCAAAGATACCCGTTTTAATTGAAAGTTCTTTTTTAATTCTATTTATGTTTAAAAGTATATCATTTATCTCAAATGACTGAGAGCTAAAACTGCCCAACACCAAACGGGAAATCTTATTTTGTTCAGCAAGATTCGCCAGTTTATATAGAATATCATTATCAAAATAATTGATATCTAAAAATAGTCTAGATTCTACATTATTATTTAAACAAGTATAAGATACGTTTTTAAAATCCTCATTGATTTTTTTGATATTCCAATTTGACAAGGAATTAAAAACAGGACAAAAGTTTATATATTTAATATAACTTTTATATTTTTTAAGATATTCTTTTAATATAATTATTCTAATATCAGGATTATGAAAAGCAAAATAAGAATCTAGATTTAATCCAATATTAGGTGTTGGTAAAAAATTCTCACACACAAAATCTATATTTGAACCATTTATAGAAATGCCGTGCAGATTTAAATCTAGACAATTGCTAAATATATTTAGCAGATAATCTTCGTGATGACTTTTCCAAGTAATAAGTTCTATATTTTTATTCATGTTCAATCATTACTTTAGCTTCTGGAAAGATGTCTTTTAAAGAATCTATTTCGCTCATAAGGGATTTAGGAATTTCGTATTTTTTAATTTTGTCTTTAAATTGAACGGAGAATTTTATTTTAGAATCGTCGATTATATCCGACTCTAGACTGTTCATCTTTTTTATGAATCCTTTAAACGCCAAAGTAATAGCGGCTTTTACCATTTCTTCATGGACATTATTAGATGGAGAAAAAACAAAACAATAAGGTTCAGTAGCGGAAATATTATTTATACCATCCGTATTACTTACAATATGCTCGATCAAAGATTGAGAAACAGGATAGTTGGTTTCCGCTCTAATAGTTTTTGCTTGTCTAAAATTACAAGAAGGTGATCTTACATTGAGACTAATTCCATTAGGTGTTTTAATGGTTTGAGGTTTTACCTTTTCATTAAAACAAATAGTCTGCGGCCCTGTACGTTCGCCACAAACAGGACAAAATACATTAGAAAAAGTGATTTCAGGTTCTTTAGAAAAGTACATAATTATAAATTAAAAGCCGAGAGAGTATACTTAAAAGGATTATCTTTGATATTTTTGACTAAGTTAAGCATTTCAGAAGCAACAAGTCTTGTTTCTTCTTGGGTATCTGATTTTAGTCTTAAACTCCAAAGATGAATAAAAGCTAAAAAAGAACCTGTCCATATAAATTGTGTTTCAAGAGCCATTGGAAGAATAATTCTTGCCTGTTCTTTTGCTATTTCGGCATCGCATAATTCTTTATATAATAAAGCCGAATTTTCAATATGACTATTCATTTTTTCAATTAGATCAGGTCTATCTATAATACCATCACTTCCTTGTTTAGATGATTGTGATTGTTTTCTTAAAGAGGTTATTTTAAAATAATTATCGCTAAAATCAACATATCTCCCAGAGATACTGTTTGCTGATAATCCTACTTGGTGTTTGAATAACTGTCTTTCTACAAAAATAGGACATTCTATTCTAAATTGCAACTGTGGATGTCTAAATGGAGATGTATGTTTATGTTTTACTAAATAAGTTAATAATTTTTCATCCGTATGATCAAAAATTTCTTTTGTTTTTCCGAAACTAACTCTTGCAGCATTTACAACCATTAAATCGTCGCCAAAATAGTTTATTAATTCAGTTTTCATATTAATTTAATTTTCATAATTTAATACATAATTACATTTAATATCTTTTCCGCATGTTCCATTTTTAATTCTATTTATTGTCGCCAAACTTAAAGGACATTTTTTACTTAATTCTTTTAAAGAATTTCCACACCAAAAATCTTGTGTTTTTAAATTTATTAATTTACATTTCAATGCGTTATGAGGTATTTGTCCTGTTCTAGTTGCTAATTTTTTTATTCTCGGATCATCGTTTTTTGTTAATCCTTTATTCCATCTTGGAACACTTAACATATTTTTCATTCTATTCTTTTTGTGTTCATTATCTTCTTTTTTACCATACATCGGATTTTTATTTCCAATTTTTGATTTAGACATTTTTTCTTTTTGTTCTTTTGTTCTCTTTTTTCCTCTATTGGCTTGTGAAATTTTATATACCGTTTCCGGTCTTAGCTTTTTACCTTTTTTTAATTTTGACATTAATTTTTTATTTTGATCTGTATGTTTATAGCCAAGAGGTCTATCGGCTTTTAAACAATTATTAAAACCTATATTTCTATCATAACACTGAGTTTTATCCATCCAGTATTGTTCAACAATTAATAATTGGTCGATTTTACATATTTCAAGAATTTCCCATTTAAAATTATTTGGACCATATAAATTATATGCATTTTGCAAATGAGGATTTCTGTGTTTATTTTTCTCAAGTTTTTTAAAATGTGTTTTTATTCTTTTTTCGATATTAAACGAAGAGCCTATATAAATTTTATTATTTATTAAACATAATATTTTATATATTCCAGAAATAGGATTATTCATAGTATTAATTCAAAGGAGAGACTATCGGAGTTTGAGCATCATTTAATTGCGAAAGAATATTTTGTTTATTTGAAGTGGCTGTTGTTTTAGACAATTCCGCTATGTAAAACTTTAAAATAATATCTATTTTTTCTTTTTGTAAATTATCTTGTAAATAATCGCATACATTATCTACAATTTTACCATTAGAAAAGTATAATAAAATTTTAGCTATTTCCTCAGAAGAAAAAGAGCCTGACAATTTAATATCAGGCTCATTCTTTTTCTTTGTATCAAAGATAAATTCTATTTTACCCATTTGTTTCCACAAACATAGGACCACCACCACGACCGCGACGGAATACCAGACGACTGCCGTATTGATCAACAAGCATTTGTCTAAAATCATTTACTGAAAGATTTTTAGAAGCTGCGTATTCGGCAGTTTTCATTTTACGATCTTTAATAAGTGATTCGATTTCACTCCAATTCAATTCGATTGGACTATTGTTAGGTTGACCCGATTCGTTATTTTGAGTACTTTCTTCCATTTTTCTATTAAACTCCTTATTTAATTCATTTATAGTAGCATACCATATTTTCTGATCACAATCATTACATCTTACGCGATACTTAGGTTTCCATTTTTCTGGATTGTAACCCGCATAATCACACCATTCTTTAGTTCTTTTTCCGAGCGGGATTTTGCAATTTTCACAAAAAAAATCACCATTTTTTACCGATGAGATTGTATTTGCCGTTGTTTCCATAATTACTTACCGACATATTTAATTCCGCCACGCTGAACCGCCGTATAACCATACTTAGCCAATTCCATCTTAATGATAGGATTGTCGGTGCCATACCGCAAATTATAGGCTGTACAAATGTCTCGTATAGTCTTAAAGTCGCCATTCTCTAATCGTGTTTTTAAATCGGGTACTTGGGCAATCTTTTTGACTTCCTGATCATTAGGCAAGAAATTTAAATCCGCCGTAATCTCAATATTATCAGGAATATTTTCACGATTAATTATTTCATAACCCAATTTTGATAGAATTCGACCGCGAGAAGTAATAATTATAGCACCGATCTGATTTAGATATTGCTCAATTGTAGTAATAACATCGTCTGCAAGATTAAGGGTTTGACTAATAATCTTTAGAGCAACCGGCCTATTACCATTATCCTGTTGAATTCTATAAAGAGTCTCGCAGTAATTTAAATCGTTGCGTTCTAGACCCCACTGATTAACACCGTTTAAATCTAGCGATCGTTGCACCGCGTCAACACAAAAAGGAATATTATCAACAGCCATAACGTTTAGTACGGCCTCTAGTCTCTGTTCTACGGCGGTTCTAGGTGTACCACGGCTAGACTGTGCTAGCAAACGAACAGCTTCATCGTCGCTAAAATCATAACCTAGAATCTTAGAAGCTCTTTTGAGAATAAGAGATAATTCATCGACCGAATAGAATCGAAGCTGCAAAGTCTTACATCTATTTCGTAGTGCCTGAGAAAGACGACCGGCATTAGTAGTAGCAAAGATAAAAATTACTTTCGGTGCTTTCAGAAGTCCCCAATTTGCACCGCCAATAATTTCACCCTCTTCTAGAATTGGAAGAAGAACGGTATCTACTTTTCTATTAATACCGTGTGCCTCTTCAACAAAGATAACATCGCCATCTTTAGCTTGCTGAAGAACGGTATAAATATCATCTGCGGTTTTTAGATCATTGCCTAGCATCTTATGCACATTGCCTTCAGTAATAGCTGCAATAATGCCCGCTAGGGTAGTTTTACCTTGACCGGGTGCGGCAGACAATACATAATGAGGAAAATCACAACCTCTAATTTTTGCACCCATTAAATCATAACTAATTGATTTTTTGATTTCGTCTAGACCGATAATTTCATCAAGACTTTTTGGACGAATAGATTGATTTGCAATGTCTGGCATAAAAATAATAGCATCTCGTTAAAGATGCTATATTTGATTATTTAATTCAAAGACTTGTACGCATACGACCACGCTGCAAAGTAAGAAAGCTATCCGCCGTGCGAACAAATGAATGAGGAAGTCGAGTTAGAGCAAGATCAATCTGATCTCTGTCTCTTAGATCAACTACAATAGGCTCATTTACTAGTCGCTCGGTAGCTACAGCAAACGCTTCTTTTCGATTAAACTGGTCAGTACTGTGACAAATGCTATAACCAAGTTTAAATTCCGTTGCCGAAGATCGTTCGGCAACCAAAAGACCTACAGGAACATCTTGACCACGCCTACGACGACGAACATAACGACGATATACATTGGTATTCATAATCTATTGTATCTCCTTTTTCTAAAATTTAAGAACCTTTTTAAAAATGCGGGATGAAAGAGTTGAACTTTCCGAGCATCCGCCATAAAAGTTAAGCTCTACCGATTTACAGTCGGCATTATGGAACATCCCGCTTAAAGGGAGAGGTAGGAATTGAACCTACTACCAGAAAATTAACAGTTTTCCGCTCTACCGGTGAGCTACACTCCCATTTTACTACGCTTATAATAACGGTCATACATAATCATAGAACCTGCCATTGCCAAATTAAAAGATAGTTCTCTAGGATTTGGGAGTTTAATTAGTTTGTGACAACCTTTTCGTGCTTCTTTAGTTAATCCATTTGATTCATTTCCAAGCAGTAAAACACATCGTTCAGGCCAAACAAAATCTTCAACATCCACCGATCTATCATCAATTTCAGCACCGACAATAATACAATTCATAGGCAACTGCGAATGGAATGTTTTAAAGTCAGGAAAATTCCAACACGGCAGAATCCTCTGTGCCTTAACTACGTTAGAATGGCAATCATGATATTTTGTCCCAATAGTTCCTATAAAATCTACACTACCTAGTCCAGCCGCAGTTCTAAAAACAATAGAAGAATTTTGTGGAACTTTAGGGTTTTCAATCATTACCCCAAAGAAATTTTCTTCTTTTCGATTACGGTAGTTTTTTTGCGAATTTTCCATATGACTATTATATCATACGGATTAATTATTTTAGCGACCTGTAACCTTTTGCCAAAGATTTTTAACGGTCGATTTAAACCATCGAGACAATCTACCAATAGTATTTTGGTTATTATCGGCAAAACATAGAACTAGTACCAAACAAAGAATAAAACCCAAAACAAGTAACCATATCATATTTTATACCTTTCTTTTTGTTGCTACACCACGAAATGATGATCTATCAATAGCGTTTGCTAGACCTTCTTTACTTAGTCTAATTTTTGAACGCTTTTTAGGAATTTTTCCACGATAACCCGATAATTTATTTATTGCGATACCTTCCCGAATAGCCTCACGATCATATACATCAAGCATATTTTGTCCTTTCCTTAATAATTCCGTCTTTAATTATAATACACTCTTCTGCTGTGTAAATAATTCCATCAATCAGCAACGTACACCAAGAACCTACAGATACTTCATTTTTTGACTGGTCGGGTACTTTATCCACAACATTATTAATCAATAATGCGTTGTCTATTTGGTCGCCCACTTTAGCAATATCAAAAATTCGTTTGAATTTGACTAAATTAATTTCTCTTTCGGGCCTCAAAAACATAGTCTATTCTATCTAAAAGAATGAAAATTTTAGGGTGTATAATAGAATAATGACTTATTTAAGATATAATATAACGCAAGGTACAGGACAATTCTCCAATTTAGACTTAACTTATCCAGATTCTAGTAAGTTTAAATATATGCATGAATTAAGAGGGTTTATCAATCAGCCTTCCGGTGCTATATTTTATTCTGGAATAAGTCCTTTTTTATTAACAAGTCCTACCGGACAAGAAATTATAGGAAATGCCTTTTCGGTTCCTGTTTTACAGAATTATATAAGTGGTATTGTAGCAGAAGGTAAAGATTATATTTGTTTTGATTTAGAAACCAGTGTAGATAAAACTAATATTTTAAGCCATTCTGAATCAACGGTTGACGCTTATTTAGATGCTTTTCAACAAATTTATAACAATATTAAAAGTATAAACAGTGGAATTAAGGTTGGATTTTGGGCATTAGGCGGAATTTATGATTATTATGCTCCGACCGGTAACAATGGTAATAATTTAACTACTTGGAATAACTGGTCAAATGCATTTGATAGATTAAATAAAAGATATGTTTCTGTAGAAGGAACTTATACTACTCACTATTTAGCTGAATCTTTTGATTTTCTACAAATACCTATTTATAACGTAAACGGAAGTTCAGATGAAAGACGTTACAGAAATTATGTTAATGAATTATTAAATCAAGTAAGTGGAAAAATAGCTAGAGGCAAACCAATTTATCCTAGCGTAAACTATTGGAATCAACCAAACGCTATTTGGGTAGGAAGAAAAAACAGTCAGGCTGTTAATAACATAGCATTAAGCGGTTGTAAAAAATATGCTAATGGTATGATCATTTGGGATTCAGCATCTTATATTGCTGGTTTTAGATATTTTCTTACACCAAACTCTAGTGCTACAGGAGTAGCAAGCTGGCAGGGAATCAGCGATGGCGGATTTAGAATTGACGTATCAAATGTTCCTGTAAATATTAGTGGTCTTAATTTTACGTCGTGCGTTAATATGAATCAAGTCGCCGGTGTAATTACAACAGGAATTAATACTGAATTAGCTACATGGACCGTTAGCACAGGAATTCATCAAAGCGATTACAATATTAAATTGGTTCCTTTGTTACTAGGACCGGTAAGTTTTTCATGGGATTCGACTAATAATAGATTCGTCGTTATTAATACCGCATCTTCTGGTAATATAAGCGGTTTTATAAAACCGCCGGATGCAGGAACAAGAACAGTTTTAGCTTTCGGAAGTCCCGCTTTATCTGGTTTTGAAGATCGTGCTACTAATCTTTATTCTAATGGTTATTTAAACGGCGGCGGTTCTAGCTTAGACTACAATAATGATAATCGTCCTTATTATTGGGATCAGTATGTAGAGTCTAGAGATACTTGGATAGATTATGCTGGTCAAGCTTATGCGGATATATCTGGATTGAATAATCCTTTAAGCATGTCTAATTCATTTAATCTATATGTAGCAACAAGTACAAATCTAGATAATTATATGACTTGTTATATGGATGTAAAATCGGGCGATCCAACATTTTTATCTGGATCAGATTCTAACAGCTTAACCGTTAAAGCCTTAAAAATTGCAACTGACGCGGTTCATTTACTTTAACGTCTACGGCGTGCCGCAATTAATCCAAAAATACTAAGACTATACGGAGATGGTACGGGATTTCCATATACTTCCAACTCCATAGTCTCAATAGCTACCGACATTATATCGTAAGAATTATTGTATAAAAACAAAGAAGTTCCAATAGACATATTAATTATTGAATTATTGAAGTTTAGCGACCTTACCAAAGTAAAGTTGCTGGTATTATCGTTATAAGTATCAAATGTCCAAAAATTCGTAGACAAAGTAGGAATATAGCCACCATTAGATACTTTGGCGTTTCCTCTAACAGTGATAACTAAATTTGTAAATTGATAATTATTACCAATGAGGGTGATAAAAGTTGTATCTTGGATAAAATTAAAACCCGGACTATTCTGAGTGATATTATATCCACTATTAGTAAACGTAAATTTATTATTATTTAATAGGGCGTTATTAAAGATAGCACCCGTTTGAATATTATAATTGTAATTAAGCGAATTACCAATAACCGTATTCCCTAATACAGCGGTGGATACAATAGAACCAGCCAAAAAATTAAGCATCATCGACTTCATATTCATTATCCTCTTCTTCGTAGATTTTATCTACGATCTCTTTTGCTTTAGCAATAACCCAATTAGGATCAACATCTTTAGCTGACGCTAATTCAAATACGAATTGTTTCATACTATTGTAAATTCTATCTTGCATAATTATACTCCGCGACGATTACCTGCCTGTTCCATCATAACCTGACGCTTAGACTTACGGCTAGTGCGATTCTTACCCCATGATTTACGCCTCATTTCTTGCTGCTGAGTATTCAGCTTGGCAAATCGACGTTTACCACGTTCGGTAGAAGGTTCAGGATTATGAATCGGCAAACCAAAGACGGAAGCGGGACAACCAGTACCAGTAAAACCACTCTGTTTCATAAAAACTCCTAATAATCGAACGGATTAGAATTACGAATCTCTTCCGTTTTCATAAGATAATTTATATCCATTTGGGTCAAATATTTTACTTCGTTTTCAAGATATTGAACCCACCATAGAGACAAAAGAAAACAAATAAAAAGGCTAAAAAAAGTAAGAGATTTGTAGTATTTGGTATTTTGTAAAAAATAGATTAGAAAACAAATAGGTGCCGTACATAAAACTTTGTACAGTAATGTAGCATATATTGAATGATTCAGAAAATGCAAAACAAGTGGATTAAGCTCTGTCATTAATCCGGTTTGATAAAACGAATAGGTCATATAAACATCGGCTGCGTTTGTAAGACAAATAGCACCAATTGAAGAAAAGGTAATAAACTTTTTAAGTGTACTTTTCAAAACCATTCTCCGTTGTGTAATAAATATCCTTAAAAAGACCGAGACACCAAGAGGAACAAATTCGGCAGGGTTTAGATAGACGAAGTACTGGTCGATTGTAAATCAAAGATACAGAACTAAGCCTGACATTAATAAGCGTACAACGCTTAAACTCAATATTTTTCTTTGCCCGAACAACCGCCGTTAATTCAGAGTGCATCTGCTGTAGAGGATAACCCTTACGAACAGCAAGAGGATGAGTCTTAGAACTATTCGTACCAATCGAGAGAATGCGATTGCGATGAATAATAAAACTGATATGCTTATTGGTGCAATCAATCTCGCCAATCAAAGACATGGCGATATTAAGATATTCGTCGGCGTTTTTCAGCATACAACGTATTATATCGGTTCTGAATCATTTTTTATGATATTTGACAAATGTAATTCTTTTTCTTTTTTACCCTCTGAAGAAATATAACCATCTCCGTAGGGTTCCATAACCGATTGATCGTAGTATTTTCCATTATAACCGCATCTAATTTTTAAATTTGGATACTGAGTTACAAGATCATCAATCGTTCTTTTACATTCAGAAAGAATGTATTCTAGATAATAAGAAATGCCTTCGTCCCAAATATGGGAAAAATCACAACCAGCTTTGATAAGCCCGTTTTCTAAATTATAAAAAGTGATACCTCCATGCCACTCTATTTTAGCTAATGCACAAATATCATCATAATAATTATATCTACAGTAATCTTTATTAGAATCTGGGATCAGTATAAAATTGGGTTTAAGTTCATCCGGCACTTGCTTTTCATGTATGTATACATAATAACACCAATTTTTCTTTTTTACATCTTGATCATCAAATCGGTAGTCTTTTGTTTCGTGGCACGAAATCTCGAAATAAAAACCTTTATATTGACCGGCCCATTTTTCGCAGTACTGAAGGTTCATATAGTGCCTTTCGTAGTTAATCTTTCCATGTTTGTCCTTTATGATGGATTTCAAGAATAGAATCAATTGGAATCATTCTATAGCCACGCTTATTCATATCAAAAACCGGCAGAAGATCATGGGTTTCTGGATCATATTTTAAACCACCATCATGGAGATGTTTATAAACGCCGCAACGAAACGATCCGGTTCTAATACTACCATCAGAACGTTTTACAAAAGAGCATCCAAAAATTTTGCCCTTACGAAGTTCTTTTATTTTTTCTTTTATCATATATAATTCCCCTGCATAGACATTCAAATCGTCTCATCTTTTATTCCTAATTCATTTACGGCGTTTTGACATGATACTATTAAGGCTTTTCGGGCCGAATTAATATTGGTTTCAGTTCCCCATCCGCTAACCAATGTATCGTCCGGCCTCTTTATTCCTATAATAAAATGCATATCGTTATCATCATAATTAGTTACACTATAATTATATCGACGTTTTAGAATTTTTAAGACATTATCTAAATTGGCATCGGTAACTAAAAAAGTAGTTTTACGAAATATATGATCGTAATTTTCGTTGTAAATTTTTCTATTTACCGGCCTATATGTATCGCCTTTTCCAGCCATAATTAATACCTCGGGGAGAAAATTTGTAATTCATTACAGTTGTCAATAATTTTTTGAATGCGATAATTCATTTTTATCATTTTCGCTCGTTGTTTTAAATCTTTAATGCATTTCCGTTCCATCTTTGCGAGTTAAATAGTCCTCACTAATTGATTTAGCAATAACTCTATGGTTTCTATGCCATCTTTCTAAAACGGGACGAATAACACAACCTTCCCGAATATGTAATTCTTTACCGCTTACTTGTTCTTTACCGTTCGTACACTCAATTACTTTTTCTTTTGAGAACGGGCCTTCGTAAAGTATGGGCATCGTTTTATAATCGTTTCCAAGAAATCCAACAAGATCATAAAAAGACCGCCAATTATAATTAAATCGAAGATCAAAGAACCGGATTTCAAACTCACCATTGCTAATTCCATACTTTAAGTCCTGAGTATTGAGAATTTCACAATATAGATAAATTGCATCACCCGGATTGAGTAGATGCGAAAATGACTTCATCATAAAGTCCTCTATATTGTATTTGCGAGCCATTTTCCAATATGTATTGGTATCCGATTCTTCTAACGTAATAGAACGAGAGGACACACTAAAAACAATCTGATTTTCAGGAGACATATGTAGCGAAAAAGAACAGTTACATCCGTGTCCCTTTTCTGTTATAACAACCGATTCCCCATCCTCAAACCAGCTATTATAAGTTCTGATATTTTCAATATCATATTTTAACCAATAAGGAGGATGATATCGAGCAATACCACGAAGTTCGGCGGGAACAGGTTCTTCGTATTTAGTAATGCCTAGAATCTCGGCTACATCTTGTCCTTCTTCTGTACCGTGCGGCGGGTCCAGTACCAAACCACAACTAAACTGCCCGCGAAGTCGAACAGCTTTAACTCTATTCTTTTTGCTACCGCTTAATTTTCCTTTAAGACCAATAGATTCTAGTAATTCTTCTGGTACGATAGAATCTGCAGGAATATAAGTTACTAAATCTCCCTCCCTGTACTGTGAACGCTTTACAACACAGGGCCAATCATTAACCCAAGCAATATCTAAAAAATCAGAGTTAACTAAAGGCTCTACTAAGCGTAGACGATAGTTTTTAACCTCGAACATTATAAGTATCCCTTAATGCTTTTGCTATCTTCGTAAAGTTCCATAATTTTATATCATTAGCGGTAGTGCATCGAATATTCTCATTTATTAGACTAGGATTGGGACTATTTAAAAAATGGTTTAAAATATCATAACCGCTTGGTATTTTACTAGAATCCAAAGGAATTCCGCATTCGTCAAAAATAACATCTTTTGTAAGACCTAATTTTTTAGCGGAAACTTCGGCTACTCCAATACAACAATAATTATAGCCTTTATTTCTTTTTTCTTTAAGTTTATATCTGTTCTGCCTAAAATTACCACTCTCTAAATCACTAATCCACTGTCTTAGAAACTTTCTTGCTTTTTGGGTTAGGACCATTTTTCTTTTCCTTTATTTTTTTTAGTATGTATTATATATTGTTATTCATTTTTTTAAACAAGAATTTATTTAAATCCAATCTGTTTAGAAATCTCGGGCGTAAAACCTCCCAAGTCTTTCAGTCTTTGGCAAATTCTACTTAAGACATCAAATGATTCTTGCATATCGGAAAATTCCGGTGTAGGCAGAAATCTATACCATCTACATATTTGTTCTAAATCCGCCTTATCGACTTCATCTAGTGTTGGGTATTGCATGACATTACTATTTCTGCCGTTGGAATTTCGGCATCTATCCATTGAACCGAGACTATCTCTCTTTGATCCTCAATCTCAAATTGAGGACTTAGTTTTTGACCACTACAAATACACGGCCCGCCTTCAAAATCAATCATACTAGAATCGGGTCCGTATGAACTTCTAGTATAGTATGATTCACCTTTTAAATGGTAGACGTTATCAGATACTTTCCATAAAGTACGGATTTGACCGTATCGACTTTTTATCGTAGCAACACTATCCATTGTTTTCATTCTTAATGAGTTTAATACGTTCTACGGAGCGATTCTTAGCATCCTCTAAAGTATCAGAATCAAATTCTTCTTTAAGATAAAGATAGACTATTTTTGAAGTATATTTATTGGTGACTTTATTAAAGTAAACTCCGGCACCTATGATTTTATCACCATATAGCCAAGTTTCTTTTTCTGAATCATATTTCCACATAAAATATCTCTCGGCATTTCTACCGAGAGACACTGTTTAACTTGTAACCATCATATTGTAAGCCGCATCGTAAGCATCAATATTCATATCACCGATTCGTCCAAGTGCGATACTAAACGGACGACTGAGACTGTATTCATCTTCCTGATTGATACGGGAATGATTCTCATTATACCAATTGACGCTGTTATACGCGAGCCAAAGATTAGGCTTCTGCTTCAGAGTGTCACTCTCAAACATCATCCTTTCCTTCATCTTTACCCGAGCCTCCCGAGCCTTATCTAGCGACGTTTCCCATCTCTTTAGCTGCTTAGGTGTAGCGTTTGCGGGCTTATTAGGCAAAGACGCAACTTCATCATAATAAGACTGAATAACGGTAGGGTCCACCACCGAAATCATCTTATGCATTTCTTCGTCCATCGTATCAAAAGCCTTAATACCCAATTCAAGAGCAAGCCGAACATCGGTCATACGATTACCAAGATTTTCGGTATGCTTCATAGCGTAGTAGCGACTACCCTTAAGTTCTCGGAGGGCAATCTTATGAGTGTTATTACAAATAACGCGAGTAGCGGTAAAGCCTACAACAAACTTACGCTTGGCCGCATTATTATTAGAAACAAGAAGATAAGGACGCATTTCGTCATTATTCACGCGATATTCACGCGGAATTTCGACGCTAAAAACAACATCCTCTCGATTCCAAAAAGTACCCGCCGAAGTAACTTTGGCAACATTCTTATCTACCGTAAGATCGGCGATAAAATCAATCATTTCCTTCGGCTGAACCGGACGATACTTTTCTCCGACAACAGCGATAGGATGCTGATTATCTGAACAAACAAGAATCTTATGCCCGTCTACCTTTTTACCATTATGGATGATTGGGGCTTCTTCGATAAACCACTTATCTAGACCGATTTCCTTAGCGGCACGATAAACATCCATATCTTCATTAATATGAATGGCTTTTTTGTGCCATTCGACAGAATTTCGGCTCACCACACGATCAAAAAATTCAATTCCATGAGACATAAAAGCTCCTTTATACAGTATTATATCTAAAAGATAATCAATTTTTATCTCTTTCGAGATATTTTTTGAATTCTAAAAATTTTTTATATTTTCTGTTAAGAAAAATTGTTGCGTCTTGATATATGTATTCTAAGAATTTATAGATATCATTGTGTTTAAAATAATGAAATCTATAGGTAATTTTATTATTATTAGCGGGACGTAAATAAGCTGTAATTTTG